AATCAAATGAACCAGCAAACGAATATAGCTATGTACTATAATTCTGCAATAAATGGTGGTATATATGATGACGTGGCTGCATTAGATGGCGGCAACATGCCCGATAATAAAAATGGGTTACGAAATAATTTTGCGCAACAAATCCTGCATGAGCAAATGGTAGACATGCAATACAACAAGTGAGGTTAATATGAAATATTTAGCAATACCACTTATCGCACTAGCTTCACCAGCTCTTGCTGGTAGTGTGGATATAGTAGGTAACGTGGAAGCAAAGTGCGTTATACAAACTGATAAATCTGGCGTTTATGGCAACCCAACTGCAAGTACACTAAGTACATCCCCAAGTGATGGCGGCGTTTTACCTGTAGTTAGATTTGATGTGGCAATAGCTGATTACTACACGGCAAACATTACACACCCTAGCTCATTTAGCTCGTCGCCTGCTTTGACAGATAGCGTAGCTTGGACGGGTTCTACATCTGTATCTAAAACATCAGATGCAGGTATGTCTGGGTATGATAGCGCTAAGATTGTGTATGACAATACTACCGTGTTTGATTTAACAGTTGCGGGATCGACGTGGTTCAGCACGTCAAGCACTGCAACATATGCAGCTTCCAAGCCATTTACTGGCGGTACATATACGGCTGTAGTGCAAGCAGAATGCATTGCTAAATAAACTATCCATATTATTCATAGGCTTGGCGTCTATAGCTCATGCACATGAGATGACGCCCGCCTATCCAAAACTCAAGCCGTCACACGTTTACGGTGTGGCTAAAGTTGAAATGTCTCTATTCAACCAACGACAAGACGTCAAATACTATCAGGTAGAGCTGTTTGACTTGGGCTTTAACAGTGTGCCATTTTCAACTACATATAGAATTATGAAAGTTGATTATAAAGAGCGTAAAGATTTTGAGGTGTATATCCGAAGATCAGATTTGGGTAATCCATTGTACCTATGCACAATATCAAAGGTGGTGAAGCCACGCAGCTCAAGCCCATTAATATCATCAAGAATATGCTCTAAAGTTATGGAGAAAGCTAAATGAAATTAGCGTTTGTTTTATCCATAATTGGTGGCGCTGCGTTAGCTGAAAGCAGTAACCTTAGCTTATCACTGCCAAATCCACCAATGAACTACCAGAGTGACAGGTTTCGCGCAGGCAATCTTGATTGCAGTAATGCAGTTGGCGGCGGAATAAACCTTGAGTATGGCGTCACTGGCGTTTTATCTAGCTTTGACACAATTGATAGGGCAAAAGATATTGGAGTATATGCCCGCATAGTTATACCTCTTGATAAGCCCAAATCTAGAATTAACTGTGATGACCTATACCAAGTAGAGTTAGCCCAGCGTAGGCTTGAGATACAAATGTTACGTGATGAGCTAGAGCAACTTAAAACCCTGCAAGCAAAGGGCAATGAGATGGACTTTGTAGAATAATGGATACAACAAAGATAGCGGATGGTATTGATGGCTTAGCAGACCGCCAGATTAAAGCTGGTGGCATGAAGCTGACGGCTGGCTCTATACTAGCAATATTTGCATTCCTGTCTACAGTGGGGTCTGGCCTATATGGCGGTTTGCTAATGTGGCAAAAGATCGAAGAGGTTGCCGGGCTTGACTTAAACGAATACCAAACCCAGATGGAATTGATGGACGCTAACATTCAGCAAACTATGGATTACACACGCGAGATTAAAACTGGACTGCGCGATGATATTTTAAGCATAGAGCGCCAAGCTGACAGAGTTGAGGACATGGTGCGAAAATCTGAGGACAATGTTAGGGAGATGATCGACAAGGCTGAGGTGCGCTTTGAAAATCAGAGAGAACGTGTTAGGGTTTCTCAAAGCGGCGAAATGAAAGAGCTGGAAGAAAGATTGATGGATAAATTACAAAGAGCATTGGATAACCCATTAGCAGATTAGGTGAAAATATGGATGAGTTTAAAAAATTTGACGTGGATGGGAACGGGTCAATAGACCAAGCCGAGTGGGATCGCATGGCTCTGGAAGATAGGCGTTTACGAATGCAGGATGAAGACGCCCAACGTGATGCACAACGCAGAATGACGTGGTACGCCCTGTCAGGGATGCTCTTATACCCCTTTGCAGTCATTTTAGCAGATGTATTTGGTTTAACAGAAGCCGCCAAGATATTAGGCTCGATGGCAAGCATTTACTTTGTGTCTGTTGCAGGCATAGTGAGCGTATTCTTTGGTGCTAACGCATTAGCGAAAGGTAAACAAAATGATGAGTCTCGTAAATAATTTAATAGGCCCAGTAACTGGACTGTTAGATAAGGTAATTGAAGATAAAGATCAAAAGGCTGCATTGGCTCACGAAATAGCCACAATGTCAGATAACCATGCCCAACAAGCCTTGATGGGTCAGCTTGAGATAAACAAAGCAGAAGCCGCGTCTGGCTCACTATTCAAAGGTGGATGGCGTCCATTCATAGGTTGGGTATGTGGCGTAGCTTTTGCTTATCACTTTGTTCTGCAGCCATTGATTGTATTTGGTGTAACTGCTGCTGGTGTTGACATACCAGAGCTGCCAGAGTTTGATATGGGTTCACTTATGACTGTGATGATGGGAATGCTCGGATTAGGCGGAATGAGATCAATAGAGAAGCTAAAGAAAATTGAAAAATAGGAGATAATCTATGGTAAATTCATTATACGGAAATATTGCAAAGAAACGTAAGCGCATCAAAGCTGGTAGCGGCGAGAAGATGCGTAAGCCCGGTACAAAAGGCGCACCAACTGCTGGTGCATTTAAACAAGCAGCTAAGACTGCAAAGAAAAAGAAGAAATAACATGAGTGAAGCAATGAAAAAGCTCCAAGAAAAAATTGGAGTAGGCGCTGATGGGCATTTTGGTAAGAACACTGCAAAAGCCATCGCAGAGCATTACGAATTATCTAATGAAAGAGCTGCGCATTTGATGGGTCAGGCAAGCCACGAAAGCGGTCACTGGCGTCATACAAGGGAAAATTTAAACTATAGCGCAGACAGTATGATGCGTGTGTGGCCTAGCCGCTTCCCTGACTTAGCGTCTTGCGAAGGTTACTCGCGCAATCCATCAGCTCTAGCTAACAAGGTTTACGGCGGGCGCATGGGGAACAACACTGAAACTGATGGCTCAACTTATATTGGGCGCGGATTCTTGCAGTTGACCGGGAAGAATAATTACAGGTTATTCAGCTCTGACATGGGATTACCTGAGATAATGACAGACCCTGATTTGGTATCCACAGATTATGCATTTGATACAGCATTGTGGTTCTTTGAGAAAAACAAGTTGTTTAACATTGCAGACGATGGTGTGAATGACGAGACAATCTTAAAAATTACACGCCGAGTCAACGGTGGAACACATGGAATTGTTGACCGGACAGGCGAGACAAACAAGATTTATGAATGGCTCAACGCATAATAATAATGTTGGTAGAGCTGGTGAATTTCTAGCTCTATCAAGATTATCTTTTGCTGGCATTTCATGCATCTTGGTTCAACACGAAATTGATGATGCATACTTGAAAACGCCAAGCGGTAAATTGCTGACCCTACAAGTTAAAACAGCCAGCAGAAAATCAGGCAATCTCACACAATATAGATGGAACACGCAGCCTGTCAGGGATAAGAAGTCTGATGTGTATGCTTTGGTGGCGTATGATATAAAGAAAATTTACTGGGCTAGGGGCGATGATCCAGTAATTAAAAAAACATCAACTCGTTTATATCCAGAAGCATTTGTAGATGAAGAGAAATTATTAAATCAAGTTATAAATAGCTTTATAGATTAAATAAACTGCTTGAATAAATTATGTGTAAAACATATTTAGACGTGTGGGTGGCGACGGGCATGAAGCTACCCACACGATATATTTATCTTTACTTGAAGTAAACGTAACGCAGAGACTTTGCCCCGGCATTACCTATGATGGGTGTAGTTTTCTCGTAAACACGATCAACTAATTTTTGACGATACATGACGTTAAGCGTCCACGCTATATCAGATACGGCAATGCCACTGCTGAGAGCTATCATAGTGGTTGTGTAGCGTTTGCTGCTTTTCATATGCTTTAGTATAGCATCGTACTTCTTTTGAGGTATGGGCTTAATCTTTCTCAGATCGTTGTCAGTCACAAAGTTCTTATGTGATGCTTTATTAACTGTGATCTGTCGTGGCCTCTCGAAAGTTTTATTAATTTTATTTCTCAAGCCACGCCTGATTTGCTCTTTCTCAAACGTGTAAAGTAAATGAGCATACATTATTTCGTATTTATGTGTAGGCTCATCCCTCATTGCTTGGGCGACTTGTTCTTTCGTCGCATAAGCGAAAGCTGGTGTTCTACATTCTCTAACAGGGCTTGTTGCTCTTTCATCATAAACAGGTAAAAGCCCTTGTTTCGCTTTTCCTTGCCCATCAGATCTTCTTGAACCATCAGATTTAATTTTATTAATCGCATTATTGCTTTGTGACATTGTACTGGTGTCATTTGCATTCTCCTCAATCATTTTGTTCCTCATTATATATAAATTTACCATTATTATCGAGACGTGGCATTACTGTGCGCTTTGGCTTTTGTATTGATTTAACATGCCTAGCGAAAACATCGTCCATGATGGATTCCAATTTTTCTTTAGTTAATGCTTTCATAACGATAATCCTTTTGGCCTAAGCACTGGCTTTGTTGTGATTTTTGCAGAGCTGACATAGTTTGTCTCGATGCACTGCGCCATGCTATCTAAATGCGCGTATGGCTGATACGCTGCCGGCAATGCATCGCCGCACTCCATTGCGCTGCGATACATTGTGTCATTGCTTAACTCTACGCCGCCAATGACGTAGGTTAGAATGAGTGTTGTGTAAAATGTCATTGAACTAAACCTCTTCTTTCAACAAACAAATAATCATGCTTTAAATTAATAAGGTTTAAAGATTTTAATGCTTCATATTTAATATCTTTTAAATCTGTATTTAATTTCAAGCCGTATTCATCTAAATATTCTTTCACAAGTTTTAATGATTTTTTGCCAAAATTTGGTATGTATTTAAAAAACTTATCGTTTCTTAATATTAAATCATAATGGAAGACTTCGTATTTAAATGTATGATAAAAACAATTTTTAACTCTAACTGGAAATTTATTTTTATCTACTTCTGTAAACAATAATTTATATAAATGTGGGTCAACACTTTCAAGATTATGAAATAAGAATAT